ATCATCTCTCACACCTAAAAAATCTACACATACTAGAAAAAGAATCATTTAAACTAGATGATTATATTTTCGTGGGTGGAACACTATGGACTGATATGAATTGTGGTGATATATCAACAATACGAACTATTAAAGATTTGATGAATGATTTCAGACTTATTAAAAATTCAAATCATATGACATATCGTAAAGTTCCAGTATATGGTGAAAAAGATGATGAACAAGTTCAGATTGGTATGAAAATGAAAGAAGTAGTTTCTACTTTTTCTCCAGAAAATGCAATAACGGAACATGAACAATTTCTTCAATACCTCACACTTGTTTTATCTGAGAACAAAGGAAAGAAAATTGTTGTTGTTGGTCACCATGCTCCAAGTAAATTGTCTACACACCCTAGATATCAGAATGATACATTGATGAATGGTGGTTACAGTTCTTCATTGGATTTCTTTATTGAAAACGTTCCAGAAATTGTTTTATGGACACATGGACATACACACGAAACTTTTGATTACAAGATAGGAAACACACGAGTTGTTTGTAATCCTAGAGGTTATATTAATTATGAAAATCGTGCTGAAGATTTTGTATTGAAGTTTGTTGACGTATGAAACAGAAATATATTGATGCACATATGAATGCTGCCGAAGTTTATGCTAATCTTTCAACAGCGAAGAGACTTCAAGTTGGATGTGTGGTTGTCAAGGACAACACTATCATTGGTATAGGTTACAACGGAATGCCTTCTGGTTGGGATAATGTTTGTGAAGATGAAAATAATAAGACTCGACCAGAAGTTCTTCACGCTGAGACAAATGCAATTGCAAAAATTGCACGGTCAACAAATTCAAGTGAAGATGCCACATTTTTTGTTACTCATTCACCATGTATAGATTGTGCGAAGATAATTCACCAGTCTGGAATCAATTCTGTTTATTATCGGAATACATATCGTAGTGAAGATGGTTTGAAATTTTTATTGAGGTGTAATATAAATGTCGAAAAAGTATGAATCACAAGTTTTAGAAATCTGTGATAATGGTGATGCCATTATAGAGTTACCGCTCGAATTAATGGTTGAAATGAAGTGGGAAGTTGGGGATGTCCTTGATATTGTTGAATTACAAGGTAGCATCGTTATTATAAACAAAAGCAAAGAGGCTAAATAATGGCTTTTAAATTATCAAGTAGATCACTAAAGAATCTTGAAGGTGTAGATTCTCAACTGATCGAAGTAGTTCAGTATGCAATCGAATTATCTAAAATTGATTTTGGTGTTACAGAAGGTTTGAGAACAACTCAGCGACAGAGAGAACTTGTTGCTTCAGGTGCTAGTCAAACAATGAAATCTAAACACATCGAAGGCAAAGCAGTAGATTTGGTCGCATACATCGGTAAACGTGTGTCTTGGGAATTAAATCTTTATGATGATATTGCAGATGCAATGAAGTTAGCGGCAACTGAAGTTGGTGTTCCTATTCGTTGGGGTGCGGCATGGCAACTAGACGATATCAGGAATTGGGATGGGACAATGCAAGATGCGATGGACGATTATATAAATGTTCGCCGCAGTCAAGGTAAACGTCCTTTTATTGATGGTCCACATTTTGAGATTAGTGTATGAATATGTATAATGATGTAGTTAATTTTATTGATGCGTGTGATCAGAAACCTTCAGATGATACATTTAAACTTTATTCGAAGTTGATTGAAGAAGAGTTTCAAGAATTTAATGTTGCATTCGATCAAGAGGACAATGTTGAACAACTTGATGCATGTATGGATATGATTTGGGTAATTCTTGGTTATTGTTATCTTAAAGGTTACAATGTTGATGGTGCTTGGAATGAAGTTGCTAGATCTAATTTATGTAAAATCGATCCAATAACTTTAAAAGTTTTCAAACGTGATGACGGTAAAATTTTGAAACCTGAACATTGGACTCCACCAAACTTAACTTCTTTTATATAAGGTATATTATGAACTTTAAATTTCTTGCTAAACAAACTGCCGAAAAACTTGGCTTAGTTAAGGCATATTCTTATGACTTTTTCTTACGTGAATTTGATGGTATGGTTGAACTTATTGGTCTAGTTGATGACCCAACATTAGACTTGAAAGATTTTCAAGGTCGTGAGATGTTATTCCCTAAAAAATGGGTAACTTTAGATGTGTTAGATTCAAATTATGAGGTGAAAGTATGATTAAATTAGTTACGTTAAAAACCAATCACACGCTTATGGGTGATGTTGAAGAGAAATCTCAAAACAATTTTGTTCTGGTAAAAAAGCCAGTTCAAGTTGTTTCTGTTCCACCTTCACAAGATAATCCTCAAGGAGGGGTTGCTTTTTCTCCGTTTGTAGAGTATGCTAGTGAATTCAGCACAGGTTTTCAAATTAAGTACGAAGATATTTTAATGATCAATACTCCAGTCACTGAACTTGAAAATCAATATAATCATGTTTTCGGTGCTGGAATTCAAATTGCGAAAACTTTACCAAAGGTATAATGAATAATTTTTACACAAGTGTTTTATCTGTCGGCAACAACATTCTTTATCGTGGGGTAAAGAATGGTCGCAGAATCAAACTTAAAATTGCATACAAGCCCAGCCTATATCTTCCTTCAAATGATGAGACTGCTCATAAAAATCTGAATGGTGAATTCTTAGAGAAGAAACTATTTCAATCGATTCGTGAAGCTAGAGATTTCGTGAAGACTTATAATGATATAGGCAATTTCAAAATTTATGGTAACACTCGATATGAATATGCATTTATCGCAGAAGTTCATAGTGGTGTGATTGAACATGATCAAGAAAAAATATCAATTGCTGTAATCGACATTGAGGTTGGATCAGAGAATGGTTTTCCTAATCCTTATGATGCCAATGAACCTATTACTGCTATTTGTATCAGATATCTTGGTGGTGATACCATAGTCTATGGATGTGGCGACTATGAAATTCAAGATAATGAGAAATACATTAAGTGTAAAGATGAGTGGTCTTTGTGTAAGAAATTTCTATCGGACTGGGAAGAAAACTGTCCTGATATTATCTCTGGTTGGAACATCAAGTTTTTCGATATTCCATATTTGTTCAATCGTTTCAATCGTATTCTTGGTCCTGAATATACTAGAAAACTTTCTCCATGGGGTATTATTAACGAGAGAAAAGTCACTACTATGGGTCGAGAAAATGTGGCATACGAAATGCTTGGTGTCGCAACTTGGGATTATATTGAAATGTATAAATGGTATGCACCGGGTGGCAAATCACAAGAATCATATAAACTTGATAGTATTGCCAATGTAGAAATTGGTGAGAAAAAGTTGTCATTTGACGAATATGATAACTTGAATGATCTGTATCGATTGAACTATCAAAAGTTCATTGAGTATAACATCAAAGACGTAGATTTGATTCTGAAAATGGAAGAAAAGTTGAAATTGTTTGATCTTGGTTTAACTCTTGCTTATGATACTAAATCCAATTATGAAGACATTTTTGCTCAAACAAGAATGTGGGATGCCATCATATATAACAATCTTCTAGAGAAAAATATTATTGTTCCTCCAAAAAGTGTTGGTGAAAAAGATGATAGGTTTGAAGGTGCGTATGTAAAAGAGCCTCAGATCGGTATGCACGAATGGGTTGCATCTTTTGACTTAGATTCATTGTACCCACACTTGATGATGCAATACAATCTTTCACCTGAGATGATTGTTGATCCATCTGAATATACTGAAGAGATGCGTGAAGTGATTTCTCAGTCGATTACTGTCGATAAATTTCTAAACAAAGAGATTGATACTAGCAAATTGTCAGGTGTCACCTTGACTCCCAATGGTCAGTTTTTCAGAACAGATCGTCAAGGTTTTCTTCCCAAAATGCTTGAAGAGATGTATGCAGATCGCAAAATTTTCAAAAAGAAAATGCTTGAAGCCCAACAGCAATATGAGAATGAGAATGATCCAGATAAGAAGTTTGAACTCAGTAAACTTGTTTCTAGATATGATAATCTCCAACTAGCAAAGAAAGTTTCTTTGAATTCAGCTTATGGTGCGATGGGTTCTAAGTATTTTCGTTTCTATGATTTGAGACAGGCATTAGCAGTTACTAGTGCTGGTCAATTATCAATTCGTTGGATTGAAAGAAAAATCAATCTTTTCATGAACAAATTGTTGAAGACTGATGAAGATTATGTTATCGCTTCAGACACAGATTCTATTTACTTGCGCATGAGTGAACTTGTTGATAAAGTTTACAAAGATACAAGCGATACTCAAAAAATCATTGAGTTTATGGACAAAGTCTGTGAAGATAAAATTCAACCATACATTGATGAATCTTATGTTGAACTTGCTGAATATGTCCATGCATTCAAACAAAAGATGCGCATGAAGCGAGAAGGTCTTTCTAATAAAGGAATCTGGACAGCAAAGAAACGTTATATTCTAAATGTCTATAACAATGAAGGTGTTCAGTACAAAGATCCTTATTTGAAAGTTATGGGTCTTGAGATGGTCAAATCATCAACACCCTCAGCAATTCGTCAGAAGATGAAAGAGACTATCAAAATGATCATCACTGATACAGAATCTGATGTCCAAGAGTTTATTGCTAAATTTAGAGAAGAGTTTAAAAATCTTCCACCAGAAGAGATTTCTTTTCCACGAGGAGTCAACGGTCTTGCTCAATATTCAGATTCTGTGATGATGTATAAGAAAGGCACACCAATTCATGTTAAGGGTGCGATTCTGTATAATCATTACCTAAAAGAAATGAAATTGACAAAAAAGTATCCGTTGATTCAAGAGGGTGAGAAATTGAAGTTTACGTATTTGAAACAACCTAATCCATTTAAAGATACTGTTATATCATATCCCGGTAGATTGCCACCAGAATTTGGTCTGCAAGATTTCGTTAATTATGACATGCAGTTCGAGAAAGCATATCTTGATCCTGTTGGATTCATTATGAAATGTGTTGGTTGGAGTCCAGAGAAAATTAATTCGCTTGACAATTTCTTTGGATAGTGTATAATAGATAGAATATAACACAGGAGTTATTATGTCTCTACTTGATAAGTTGAAGAAAAACAGTACAATTAAAGATAGTTCTACACTTTCAGCCTCTAAATTCTTTACCGAAAAGGATATGGTATCAACATCTGTACCTATGGTCAATGTTGCTTTGTCTGGAAAACTTGATGGTGGTTTAACACCAGGTCTCACCATGTGGGCTGGTCCAAGTAAACACTTCAAGACAGCATTCAGTCTATTGATGGCAAATGCATATATGAAGCAATATCCTGAATCAATTTTGTTGTTTTATGATTCTGAGTTTGGTACGCCAGCCAAATACTTTGAAACATTTGATATCGATATGGATCGTGTGCTACACACACCACTTACAGATATTGAACAATTGAAATTTGATATTATGCAACAGTTGCAGAACTTGGAACGTGGTGATAAACTTATTATCATTCTGGATTCAATCGGCAACTTAGCATCAAAGAAAGAAGTTGAAGATGCACTTGATGGCAAATCTGTTGCAGATATGTCTCGGGCTAAACAAGTGAAGTCTTTATTCAGAATGGTGACCCCACACTTAACGATGAAAGATATTCCGATGATTGTTGTCAATCACACATACAAAGAAATTGGAATGTTCCCTAAAGATATTGTTGGTGGTGGTACAGGATCATATTACTCAGCAGATAATATCTACATCTTAGGTCGTCAACAAGAAAAAACTGGAGCTGACATCACAGGTTACAATTTTATCATTAATGTCGAGAAGTCTAGATATGTTCGTGAGAAGTCTAAGATTCCTATCACAGTCTCATTCGAAGGTGGAATACATAAGTATTCTGGATTAATGGACGTTGCGATTGAAGGCAATTTTGTTGTTAAACCTTCGAATGGTTGGTATGCAAAAGTCGATCAAGAAACTGGTGAGATTGGTGATAAAAAGCGATTAGCAGATACAAACACTGCTAGTTTCTGGGAACCAATTTTACAAACCGATAAATTTAAAAACTTTATTACGAAGAGGTATGGAATTTCTTATGGAAGCATTATGGGACAAACTCCTGTTTTGGAAGAAGCCGAAGAAGCCTGAATACGGTAAAGATTATACATTTTACAATATTCCAGAAAGTGACTACACGGGAATTACTATTTTAACTGGTAAATATCGTGAAGTCACTTACTACTACGGAACACTTCAAGTACAGGAACAAATGGGATTTGCCAATTTAAAATTTGAATATAAAGTGATCGATTCAGGAAATCATAGTGAATCAGACTTGAATTCTAGTTCAGATTTTGTTAAAATAATTGGAGATATATTGACTGAAATTTTAATATCGGAAGAAGCAAAACATGAATCGTATCGAAACGACAATACTGAAGAATTTGATCTACAATGAAGAATTTACAAGAAAAGTATTGCCATTTATACGACCAGACTATTTTACAGATAGTGGT